CCTGATAAAGGACAATCAGAACCTGCAAAACCAGCAGAACCATCAGAGCAACCTCAAGAGATCAAAGAGGAAACTTCAAAAGAGAGTCAATCAAAGTCTGAAGAAACTCCAAAAGAAGTCGCTACTGAAAATACGGAAATCAAAGAAGAAACGCAAACAGAAGTAGAGGAACCCGAACTCCACCGAGTCAAAGTACAAGGTCAAGAGTTAGAGGTTAGCCTTGATGAACTGAAAGCAGGTTATTCACGAGATTCCGATTACCGACAAAAAACTCATTCTTTAGGTTTAGAGAAAAAAGATCTCGAAACTCAAAAGAGTAGTTTGCGTCAAAATTATGATACTCGTTTATCAGAACTAAACGACATGATTGCAACTGCTGATGGTTTCATCAGACAACAACAAGGAAGTAAAGATCTTCACAAACTTTATGACGAAGATCCCACATCTGCGGCACGACTGGACTACCAGTTACGAGAACAACAAAGGCAGATAGATGGCATGAAGTCTAAAGCAAATGAAGCCTATCAAAAACAATATAGTGAATACCTAGACACACAAAGACAATTAGCAGCAGCGAATATACCAGAGTACAGCGATCCTAATAAAGCTGATCAATTCAAAACTAATATGCGTTCATCGCTTAGAAGTTATGGATTTAATGATGGCGAAATTGGGAATCTTGCTGATCATCGTTTTCTAATGGTGATTAAAGATGCTATGAGTTACAAATCTGTTAAAGATAAAAGACCTATAGCACAGAAGAAGGTAGCTAATGCTCCTAAAGTTGTAAAAGCTGGTGTCGCAAAATCAGGCGTTGGTTCAGGTAGAGAGAACATAAGAAATAAAATCGGTCGATTAAAGAAAACTGGACATCTTAAAGATGCTCAGAACGCTTTGCTTGACATGATGAATCTTAAATCTCAACAACAAAGGAAATAAAACAATGGCACAATTTAGTGACACGTTTGACACGTATGATTCCATTGGTGAACGTGAAGATCTGTCGGATGTTATTTATAACATCTCACCAACGGACACGCCTTTTCTTAGTTCTGCAGCTAAAACAAAAGCAACTGCAGTTCTACACGAATGGCAAACTGACAGTTTGGCAGCAGCAGTCACAAATAACCAAGTTATCGAAGGTGACGAAGCAACAGCTGACGCTATTACTGCAACAACTAGATTATCTAACTCTTGTCAAATTATGGACAAAACAGTTGTAATCACAGGTACGCAGGAAGCAGTTGATAAAGCTGGTAGAGCATCTGAAATAGCTTATCAAATAGCTAAAAAAGCAAAAGAACTAAAGAGAGATTTAGAAGCCTCTCTTACTTCTAACAATGCTGAAGTAACAGGTTCAGCAACAGCAGCAAGAGTAGCTGGTGGATTAAGATCATGGGTTGCTACTAATGACTTAATGGGAACTTCAGGGACATCTGGTGGCTTGGGTAATACTGCAGCTACAAATGGTACTCAAAGAGTTTTCACAGAATCACTCTTGAAATCTGTAATTAAATCAGTATGGGATGCTGGTGGAAATCCAACTATGATTATGGTTGGACCTTTCAATAAACAAAAATTGTCAGGATTCACTGGTAATAGTACTAGATTTGATGCAGGTGCTGATGCAACTTTATACACATCAGTAGATGTTTACGCTTCTGACTTTGGTCAACTACAAGTAGTACCTAACAGGTTCTCTAGAGATAGAGATGCTTGGGTATTAGACATGGATTATTGGGGAGTATCTTTCTTAAGAGACTTCACAATGCATGAAATAGCAAAAACTGGAGACGCAGACAAAAGACAATTGCTTTTAGAGGCAACTCTAGAATCAAGAAACGAAGCTGCTTCAGGCGTTGTAGCAGACGTAACAACTAGCTAATAATTAGCACGTGGATAGGCGAGTAACCTCAAATCTACTCGCCTTCCATCTTAAATAACATTGAAGTCTTGAGAGGGGTTAAGGGCGGAACAATGAAGGAACAAAATGAGAACACTAAACGACTATTTTTTAACATCAAAAATTACTACTATTAGTACTGCAGGATCTACATTCGTACCTGTACCTGATGGTGGAACAATTATTAAAATTTTTACAGCAATTAAAAATGCAATATCAACTGCTAATGCAGCCCTTACTTTTGAAATTGGTGGAGTTGCAGTTACTGGTGGAGCAATCACAGTAACACAATCTGGATCTGCTGCTGGAGACGTTGATACAGCAGAACCAACAGCTTTAAATACAGTTTCAGAAGGTGGATCTATCGAAATGATTACCGATGGTGCTTCTGCAACAGCTTGTGAATGTGTAGTAACATTCGTAATTAGAAGATAATTTAAACGGGGAAATGTTCTCAGAACATTCTGGGAACATACCCTAAACAAAAGGAAAACAAAACATGAACTATGGATTAAGACATGGAACTGTACATAAGTTAACTTCTGGAAGTTCATCTTCTGCTAGTTCAGCTTTTTCAGCTAACATAGAATACATAAGAGTTGTAGGTACTGTTGCTTGTCATATACATATAGCAGTATCACCAACAGCAGCTGCAACCACAACATACTTACCTGCAGCAGAAGTTGAAGTTATTAAAGTTTCAGCTGGAGAAAAAATTGCTGTATTAAATGTTACTGTTAGTGATGGAGAATTATACGTTACTGAATTAACTGAATAATGACAAAGGTAAGAGCTACCGAATGGAATTCTGATTTTAGTAAGACTCGTTATATACAAGAATCAGATGGTAAACTAACTATTCATAACAAACAAAATATCAATCCTTTATTGGAAAGAAATAAGAAGTTATATACACAAGGTCCAGGATCTATAGTTTCAAAAGATTTTAAAAGAATAGCAAGCATTCCTCCCATTATACTTCAAATATGGACTAAAGAACATAATGGATCCCGTAATTGGTTTGCTTTACCTAAAGAAACACAAAATAAAATTTTAAAAACTAAATTAAACAGCTCAGAATTTAGATACTTTAGAACTGCAGAAGGAAAATTATAATGGCTATATCAACATTTACAGAATTAAAAGCATCTATAGCAAACTGGTTAAATAGAACTGATTTAACTGATGAGATTGCTGATGATTTTATTAAACTTACTGAAGCAGATTTTAATGCTAAGTTAAGAATTAGACAGATGGAACAGATAGATACTGTTACTATTGATGAAGAAACTGAAACTGTACCAACAGGATTTATTTCTGTAAGATCATTTTATCTTTTATTATCTAGTACAAAATATCCACTAGAATATATTACACCCCATAACTTATTTGAAATAAGAGGTGGTTCAAGAACAGGAAGACCACGTTCTTATACTATAGAAGCAGATAATGAAACTGAACAATTCAGATTTGGTCCTAGCCCTGATACTACTTATACTGGCTACTTATCATATTACAAAAATATCGCAGCTCTTAGTTCTTCCAATGCAACCAATTATATTTTAGACAAACATCCTGGAATTTATTTATATGGAAGTCTTTATCATTCATCTAACTTCTTAGGAGGAATGGATCAACAACAAGTACAAGGTTGGTTACAAATGTATATTGCAGCATTAGAACGATGCGAGAACAACGACAAACAGGACTCCTATGGCGGAGCACCTGTAGTACAAAGAGCTGATATACAAACAGATCTATCATTTTATAGGAACAATAATGCAAGTACCTTTTGGAGAATGGCTACCCGATCAACCTGATCACCTAAAGAAAGGTGCAAACGTAGCAACTAATGTCTACTATGCACAGAATAGCTATAAAAAATTTCCTTCTTTAGTTGATTATAGCTCAAATACAACAGTAAAAGATTCCAGGGGAGCAGGTTCATTTAGAGATAATTCAAATACAGTTTATAACTTTGTAGCTACTAAAGATACTATATATAAATTAACATCAGGAACATTTACTGATGTAGGTGCAGGAGGAACATTATTATCAAACTCTTATGCTACTTGCACAATTACAGTTACTGATTATTCGAACATAGCAACTGATTCAACTCTTGTTCTAACAAAAAATGATGGAACAACAGTTACCTTTACTTGTCAAGGTGCTGGTACTGGAACACCTGCTACAAATAAATTTTTTCATAACGAATCTAACGATACTACAGCAGATAATATATTTACTTGTATTAATGCTCATGCAGATTTTTCAGCAGCTAACCCAGCAGCAAATGTAGTTACTGTAACTAGAGCAGCAGTAGGTAATGATAATCTTACTGTTACTTCTTCAGATACTACTAGAATGGCTGTTACTGATTTTACTGGTGGTTCTCCATTAACAGGAGAAACAACTGATTTTATTACCTTCACACAATTTGGTGAATATGTTATTGCAAGTAATGGAGTAGATCCAGCTCAATATTATTTAATGGGAACTTCAACTGCTTTTGCTGATCTAAGTACAATTGTTACTGCAGGTACAGCACCTTTATTTAAAGTTTCAGGAGTTGTTCGAGATTTTCTAGTTACAGGAAATATTTCAAGTGCTGCAAATAGAATTCAATGGTCAGGTATTAATGATATTGCATCATGGTCAGGTAAACAAT